AACTGACTCCTTTATTTATAAACTTTTGTTAAATGGCTTGCAGTCTTATATTCGTTATTTATAAAAATTTAATTAGCTAGTTTATTTTTTGCCCCCCCAAAAATTTCTCAATTGATTCTCAGTTAATCCAATATGCAATTGCTGTCATGGATATATATCCTTCTTATTTTTAAGGAATTTTACACATATAACTAACGTTAGTCACTCTCTAGAACCCGCTCCTGGCACTTTGCCGACGGAAATGTACTTAACATAACTGATCTAAAAGTTGCAAAAAGCCCCGCATTCGCGGGGCTTTCTCGTTTGTCACATCCAGTGAATTTGTTGCTGACCTGATGATGTCGGATGCGGCGGCGCGGGTACTACTTCCCCCGGCGACACGATAAAACGCTCGACTGTTTCAGTGGTCACAAACGTGCAGCTGCAGTTAATGTTTGTGCACTGGTGATACCGCTCTTTTGTGGTATCAGTAAAATAGCGACTCGTGCGGGCGTGGGCGGCATGATGGCATTTCGGACAATGAAACATGATGAGGGTCTCCGGCGTATTCAATGTGTTAATTTTACTAATTTTTACTTATAAAACAAACACATAAACAACACACGCCGTTAAACTTCCTCGCTTTCATACTCCACATCAGAAACCTTAACCTCAAGCTCTAAGCCCGTCGTGAAGCCGCTCCCGTTGAGGCTGTGTACCACACGACTGATTATCCACGCCTGCTCGTCTATAACGCGCTTAAAGCCTTTCACTGCCACCGGCGTTTCAGGAAATAAATCAGCGCGGCCAGTGGCGAGCGTGATCGAAAACTCCGCCACCCCACGCTGTATCCTGTCCCACTTTGCCTGAGCTGCGCGCATGGCCTGCGCCTTTGTCGCGTAGATGGTCGTGAGTTCCAGAACATTGTCGGACTCACCGGCCATATACTCACCTTCCCGCGCTTCCTGCACCTTCTTCTTTTTAGCCTTTGCCGATGTTTTAGCAACCTTCGGGTGCTGCAGCGCACGCAGGTGCTGCTCTTTGGGTTTGCGCTTGAGCTTCACCTTTTGCTTTTGCGGTTTCGGGTCTCTGGTGTGCAGCCATTTAGCGGTTACGCCGGAGTATGCCTCGCGGTCGGCTATGGCAAACTGATGCCGGTCGCCGTCGCCGCGTTCGACGGTCATTTGCGGGATGGCCTTACCACTGGCCGTCATCGCGCTACCGGCTTTCAGGAATAACAATTTCCCGGCCTTGACCGAAACCGTTGCCCCGTTGCGATCCGCCAGTCGGGACAAAAACGCCGCGTCGGATTCCTGAGACTGGTCAATATGCGGCACAGCAACAGCTTTCAGGGTATCAGCCACGCTGGCCGTCAGTTTGTTACGCTGCGCGATAGTCTCGACAATCACCCCGAGCGTGGTGTCGTGCCATGACTGCTCGCGGCGCGAGTTCAGCGTCCCGCGAAAATCCGCACTGCGTCCCCGGATAGTCAGCCTGTCAGGCGCGCCCCGGTGCTCGATTTCGTCAACCGTAAAACTCCCTTTGTTAATCAGCGCCGAGCCCTGCCAGCCCAGCCACAGGGTCAGCGATGCCCCGCGCGGCGGCAACTCGACCAGTCCATCGGTATCATCGAGCTCGATATCAAGCTGGTCAGCCTCGAATCCGCGATTGTCGGTCATGGTCAGCCCGATAAGCCGGTCGCTGAAATTCTGTGTGATATCTGCGCCACCGAGCGTGAGCATAAAATCAGGAGCAATGCGCGCCCCGGCCTGAATAGTCATTCCCGTTATCATCCCGCCAGCCCCCCGAGCCAGTTACCGGCAGACGTGACCAGATTATCAGCCTGCGTTTTCAGGTCGCCGTAGATGGCCGCGAGGGATTCATCCACCCGCTTAAGCGACAGGCTAAACTCGATTTTTTTAGCCGCGCCGTCGCTGAATAACTCGGTGTGGTTGTGAGTCACTTTATCGATGACATACATCCCGTGGATCATGCCGGTTCCGTCAATCAGCGGCCATGCGCGCCCCTCATCGGCCATCAGTTCGATGGCCATCAGTGACAGACGCCCGCCGGTGATTTCAGGGTAAAGCGTGCCCGACAGGGTACGCGAGGTTTCCCCCTCCCCGAGATACTGATAAGCCGGGGGTTTTCCGATACGGTCATTTGACACCCAGCGGTAGTCCTTCGAATACTGCATTGACTGATGCGGCAGGGTGCGCCGTTCAAACACGAAAAAGCCCAGCCCCATTAACATTTTTATCCCTCCCTCAGTCGAGTCTCATACTGGATCGCTGACGCGCACGTTTCTCGCGGTCAAGTTTGTCGACCGCGTCACGGAGCTGGCGGTCAAGGTCACTGCCCGGTGCGACTCCGCCCTGCAGGTTGATGTTGTATTCGCTTTTGCTCTGGTCGATATAAGACAGGCCTGCGGGCGCTGTGACCGGCTGATACGCCTGATACCCGCCATAACCTGCGGTCGCAGGGATATACCCGCCATTCGGGGACGCCTTATTCGCTTTCGCTGCGGTCTGGTCGAGGTCGCTGGATTCTTTTTTGATAACGCCGAGTTTCTCCAGCAGCCAGCCGACCTTGCCGCTCAGGCTGTTAAACATCTTGAGCGGCATCATCAGCGCATCAGCCAGCGCCTGGCCAAAAGTAACGCCGACATTTTTGCAACTGGAGAGCGTGTCCTGCGTGGCTTTCACCGGCGCAAGCAGGTCTTTAAACCACTGGCAGACGACACCCAGCTTTTCAGCGATGGCGTCAAACACCGGCGCGAGCGGGGTAAACATGTCCCCCACCGGTGCAAAGGCGGCTTTCAGTCCCTCCACCACGCCCGAGAAGAATGCACCGAGCGGCTCCCAGTATTTGCGGATCAGCAATGCACCGGCCACCACTGCACCGGCTACCGCCAGCACCGGCAGGCTGATTGCGCCAATGGCCGTGACAATCGCGCCGCCGACCGTACTGAAAACCACACCGAGCACGCCAGCCGCCGCAATGATGGCATTAATCCCCATCACCACCGGCCATGCGACAAGGCCAATCCCGCCCATCACACCGATCAGCGCCAGCGCACCACCAACCACCACGCCGAGGGTGGTCGCCAGCCCTTTATTTTTCTGGATCCAGCCGTCGAGCCTGAGCACATATTGCGTGGCCGTCTGCGTCAGCTTACGCAGTGAGCCCTCCTGCTGATCAAACAGGTCAGTGCCGACCGCCTCATAGGCTGACTGAAACTCTTTAAAGTCGCCGCCGAGGTTATCCTGCATAACCTTAACCAGTTCCTCAGTCTTACCGTCTGAGGCTTTAAACGCGGCGGTGAGCTGGTCGAGCTTGCCGCTTGATGCGGCGGCCATCAGCACGGCGGCCGCCGAGCTGGCCTCTTCACCGAAAATGGTTTTCATGTATTCGGATTTCTGACCCGTTCCGAGATTGTTTTTCTCAAAACTGCGCTGCATTTCTTTCAGGATGGAAAATATCGGGCGCGTATTGCCTTTGCTATCTGACGTTTTAATACCGAGCTCTTTGATGGCGTCGTACGCTTTACCGGTTGGCGCCTGCAGGCGACTCAGAACGGCACGACTCCCTGTACCCGCCATCGAGCCGGTGATTTTGGAATCGTGCAGCGCCCCCACCATTGCGGCGGTTTCTTCGATACTTACCCCGGCATTTTTCGCCACTGGCGCGGCATAGGTCAGCGCATCACTCATTCCATCAAAGTCGGCGGCGGTTTTGTTCATCGTCATCGAGAGAACATCACCAATATGCGCGACTTTATCGTTAGAGAGCTGAAAAGCAGATTTCATGCCTGTCAGCAGCGCAGCGTTTTCTTCCATCGTGCGCTTGTTCGACAGCGCCATATTCAGTGTGACCGGCGTCGCCGCCTGAATGGCCGCCGCATCGCCGCCGCTTTTGGCAATGATAATCTGCGCACCCGCCGCATCATCGGCAGAGGCAGCGGTATTATCACCGAGCTGGCGCGCCTGTTTACGCAGCGCCTGCATTTCAGGCGACCGTTTGTCGACACCGAGCACGGCCTGCAGCTCTGAGTTTTTCTGTGCAAATTCATAACCAAGCGTCAGCAGCTTAACCCCGGCGAGGGTTCCCGCCGTCGCAATACCAACACCGGCTGCGCCAGCCGCCGCCGCGTTTCCGGCCAGTGATTTACCGGCCTGATACCGCGCTTTCACCCGGCTTAACTTCGCCTGCTGTGCGCTGACTTTCGCCAGTGCCTCACGCTGCCGATTAAGCTGCGCGGTAGTCTCACTGATGCGCGATTTAAGCCCCCGCTCATCATTTGCCAGATTACGGGTATTAATACCGACTGCACCGAGTTCACGTTGCTGGCGCTTAACAGACTCAGTGAGGCTGTTGTATTTCGTCTGCAGCCCGTTGGCGGCACGCTTTGCCGATTCAAGCACCTGCGCCTGCGCGCGCGTCGGGCGCTCGGTGTTTTTAAATTGTGTGGCAAGGGCTTGCGCTTCCTGTTTCGCTTTCTCAAGCGAATGACCGGTCACGGCAAGCTGGGCGCTGGCTTTGCGGAATCCGTCAATACGGGACGCCTGCACATTAAGTTCGCACAGGCTTTTTTGTGAATTGCGGATATCACCAGACAGGGATTTGCTGGCGTTCTGAATCGCTTTAAGCGGGCGGCTTGCCCGGTCAACTGCGTTCAGCAGCACCTCGATTCTGACGTTATTGCTCATGATGGCTTCCGCTTCGTTGCAGCGCCTTATCGCGCCATGTCAGGAGCTCGGTCACACTCAGGGAATTTAGCTCTGATGGCGGCCAGTGGAAGATCACCGCAATATCCGCCATCAGGTCATCGACCGACAGTTTTTCCGGGAAGGTCAGCGACCCGAAGCTGGTGACAAAAAACCGACCACCTTACCGGCCAGTGAAATCAGGTCTGACGCATCCAGACGCGCGAGCTCGTGCTCGGTCAGTGCCGGATATGTCATGCGCGGCAGCACCTTAATCAGCGCATCAACGTCGGAATTTGCCAGCGACGCCAGCGACACCCCGCGCAGGGTTCCCGCATTCGGTTTGGTTAAGGTGACCTGCTCAACTTTCTGCTCACCGCGCATCAGCGGGGTGTCAAAAATAACGACATTCGGATTGACGTTCTCAGTGTCAGCAACAGCAGTCTCATTGATATTTTTCATGCGAATTTCTCATCAGGGTAAATGACCGGCCAGCCTCACTGACCGGTTGAAGGATTACAGGCCAATCGCCTTGCGGTGCTCTGCCATACGGTCGACACCGTCGACTTTCAGCACCATGTTGATCACGTCAATCTCGATGACTTCTTTGCCGTCGATCGTGAGCTGGTAATAGGCGCACTCGGTCGCCATTTTGGTTGTACCGCTTTCGCCCTGCTTGTTTTCACCGCCGTCGTATTCTTTATGACGGCCACGCATCACCACCTCGACGGCAGAAATCGCGCCGGTGTCGTCACGCTGATAAGAGCCGGTAAAACGCAGCGGCACGCTGTCAGCACCCGGTGAGGCGTACTGCGCCCACAATTCAATGTCAGGCAGACCGCCGAGCGTCCACTCAAGCGACAGCGCATCGTCATCGAGGCCAAGGTCAACCGACACCGCCCCCGGCATCCCGCCGCCGCGATATTTCTCCAGCTTGCGGGTCAGTTTTGGCAGGGTGACGGATTCAACAACGCCCATATAGCTGAGGCCATCGTTGAACATATTCAGGTATTTCAGTTTGCGGGGTAACGCCATGCTCAGAGCTCCTTAGCTGTTGACCGAGTCCGACAGGTTCGCCAGATAGGTATCGGTGATGCGCTGGCGCAGGCTCAGGTTTTCCAGCGGCGGGACGGGGGTATAGTCGTAATCGATATACAGTTTCCCCACTTTCAGGGTCGCGGTGTCGTTCGACTCCGGGTCGTACCAGCAGAAGCCGTCAACGATATAACCACTGGTTTTCAGCTCGCGGAATTTGGCATTGATACCGGAAACGATGTCGCGAATGAGGGTCGGGGTAATGGGTTTATCCATCGCCCACGCGTGCGCCTCCGCCATCGTGTCGGCCAGTACCTGCGCGGTGCGGGTGTAGTTCTCAAACAGGAAAAGCGGATCATCCGAGCAGGTACGGTTTCCCCAAAACTTGAAACCATCATTGCGGATAAGCGTGGTGACACCGGCCTGATTCAGCAGGTTGGCGTCGGTCGCCGGTTCCTGCAAATCCCACGATACTGAGGCACTGACGCCGGTCACACCGTTAACGCCAACGTTAGACAGGGTTTTATGCCAGCCGACCGTCTGGTCAATTTTGGCACGCAGGCCGAGCGCGCGCGCCGTCGCCCAAGCTGTCGCGGTCGCGTTCGCCGTGGTGTCCCATGCCAGAAAATCAGGGAAGATGACCATCAGCTCACGCTGGCTGAAATTCTCGCGGTAGTCGATGGCCTCGGAAATGGTTTTACAGCCCCATGCGCTGACATAGCCAAAGGCGCGCAGGCTCTGACAGGTGGACGCGAGTGCGGTCGCCACCTCCTGTGAATCCAGCCCCGGCACGCCGAGAATCCGTGGCTTAACGCCGGTGACGGTTTTCGCCGTCAGCAGGGCTTTCAGCCCGGTATATTTGCCGTTTTCGTCGGTGGTGCCGATGATATTAGAAATGGTCTGTTTGTGCGCCGCCTCGGGGTTCTCCGGATCTTCAATACCTTCGGCCACACGCACGGCCACGATGACCGGCTTGCACTGGTCAGCGATAGCCTGCAGGGACGCCGACAGCGAGCCCTGTTTACCGGCCTTACCGATAGCGCTCTGCACGTTCGTAATGAGCACCGGCTCATTGAGGGGAAATGTTTTTTCGTCAGCATCGCTGGCCGTGCAGACCATGCCGATGATGGCCGTCGAAACGGTGGAAATGGTGCGCACGCCATCGTTAATCTCGATGACCTGCACGCCGTGATGATAGTCACTCATCCGTTTAACTCCGTGGTTAAGGGGTGAGTGATATTTTCTGTTGTGTGGCGGGTGCGGGCTATTTGTCAGGGTTGGCTAAGGTCTGACACAACGACGGGAAAGGAAAAGGCGGGCAACTGCCCGCCAGATGTCGGATCAGACTGGCAGCGGCGGCCATTCAATATCCGGAGCATCCTCCGGCTGGATGCGGCTCAGTAAAACACGGTATTTTTTCCATGCAATGAGGTGCGTTTTTTCATCGTCGGTTGCCATCTCCAGATCAACGGAGTCCTGTAATGTCGCAACCGCAGTATTGGCCTGTTTAAGAAGCCTGTTTTTGTTGTTTTTCGCAGCCTCTGTCAATGCATTACGTGCAGCATCAGCATCATCAACCCATGTTTTACCATCCCATTTCTGCCACGGGTTTTCCGGCACAACCGGTGTTGTTCCTGCCGGATACTGACCCGGCTCGGTTATCTCCCTCTCATGACCTGTTTCGGTGTCATAGACAACCTCACCCCGGTGGTCTTCAGTGATAGCCCAGCAACCATTTTCAGTGTCATAAACCGGAATAAATCCGTCTCGGGTTTCCGGGGGCTTTTCACTGGTGCAGCAGGCGGGCAATCCGGTAAATGCCGGTATCAGGGCGTCACCTTTTCCAATAAATTCACAGGTGTCTGCACGAAAGTTATACACAGTGATAGTCCGGCTTTCTCCGGTCATTTTAAACGTCATTATGCGAGTCTCACGATATAGTTAAATGCGATGTTTTTGATGGTGTTTTCTGCATTACCCGACGCGGCGATCGTAATGGTGTGACCGTGTGCGCCAATAGCAACGGAGTGCGAGTGTGCGCCAATCCCGACATTATGATTGTGGGCACCAATCGCCACGGTATGCGCGTGATTACCTGCAGTTGATGTTGTTTTCGTTCCCGTCGCTATTTCGTTACCGTCGGCGGCCTGTCCCCCGGCCTGATCTCCCCGGTGTACGGTAAAAGTGTGCGCATGGTTGCCAGTTGCATTAGTGGTTTTTGTCCCGTAGTCAAAGGTCGTGGTGGTTTTCGTTCCGTGGTCAAAAGCACTGGTGGTTTTCGTCCCTAAATCGGTGCTCGATGCGCTGGCACCGTGGGCGTGCGATTTAATGCCGTCCTGCTCCTGAGACAAAATAGCGCGCCCACTTGCGGGTTTACCTTTGATTGTCCAGCCCCGCATATCAGGAATAACACCCGATGGGTACACCACAGCAAGCAGCGGATACGCGGCTTTATCAAAAGTTTGTCCCTGCATGACGGCATAGCCAGCAGGAACACTGTCAGACGGCCACGCAACGGGAGCGCCTACCGGAAAAACATCATCAGGCGTCCACGGTGTCCATGCGCCTGTTGAATACTGACTGCGCGAGTAGCTCCGGGAGCTGTTATAAACCCGGTATACCTGAGTCACTCCGGCATTTTTATAAATGACCAGCGTCCCGGCGTTATTTTCAGGGTAATGTCTGGCGGCTGAGGTATTAGAATTCGCTGGCTGAAAGTAAATACCCGGCGTTTTAAGGGTGTCTAAATCCTCCGTTACCAGCCCAATAGCCTGACCGTCGAAAATATCCTTCGAGGTGACACTGGTGTCAGCATTCAGGGAATGTCCGTTAATTTTACGCGTGGAGGGAACGCGGCCATTAGCATTATCATTCGCCACTTTGACCGCTTTCGGTGTCGCAGCAAGCACCTCAGACACGCTGTCGGTGGCGCTACTGAGCTGGACAATCCCCTTCTGTGCCGTGGTCGCGTCCTGAGCCGTATATTTACCTTTCGCAAGGTCATACGCCACCTTGACCGCTTTCGGCGTTGCGGCGAGCGCCTCAGACGTGCTGTCGGTCGCACTGCTTAACTGCGTGAACCCTTTTTCTTTCAGCGTGGCGTCAGGATGGCGACGGGACTGCTCATGCTCTGCGAGTTTATCGTCGACATAATCCTGCGTCGCCATCACCAGTGTCGTATCGATGGACAGCTCGACGGTGTCGATATCGCTCACCATGATCACCATGCGCAGCGTCTGTGCGCGGCCTGACCCTTCCGCCAGTTCGGGCTTATAACTTTCGGCCATATTGCCGACCGCAATCAGCGTGCCGGTGTCATCGTAAAGCCCCATTTCACGCAGCCAGAAACCGCCGGTCTCCGGGGGGATCACCAGCTCCGCCACGACATAATTTTTATGTTTTTTGTCCAGGCTGATTTTGTTCAGCGCATGGCGCCAGACCTCATTGACGAGTTTTGTCTGACTGGCGTCTGGTTCGGGCAGCTTACCGCCACCGTCCCCGACGGCCATCACCGCAAAATTGACTTTTTTCCCGTTCGGGAGCGTCGCCGCCGCCAGTTTTTCCGCACCGGCTCGGGTGATAACGGTTTTATATTTCACTGTCATTGTGTTCTCACTTATCCGGGGTAAACCGTGATGATGTCGCCGTCGTAGGTCAGGGCTCCGGTGAAGAGATAACCCGGGATGTCCTGAATAATATTCAGGCCGATAAGATGGCGACTGGCTGGCTTTGCATCGGCAATCAGCCTTTCCATTTCGTAATACATTTCCTCGGTGATGCCGGTCTTCAGCACGCCGATATCAAGGCGAAACGTGCCCGGCGGGTCGTTCGTCTCCCACCACTCCGTCACGTTAATCAGATACCCGAGCGGCTCGACCACACGACGCACCGCGCCTATCGTCCCTTTATGCGCATGGATAAACCACGCGCTGCGGATAACCTCGCGTTTGGTTTCTTCCGGCCAGCTCTCATCCCAGCGATCAACCGAAAACGCCCAGGCCAGCCACGGCAGCAGATTTGCGGGGCAGTTGTCAGGGTTCCAGAGGTGACGCAGCGGGACAGGGGTATTTTCGATATCCGCGCAGGCGCGCGCCGCCGCCACCTCAAGCGGCGACGAGCCCACCGGCAGCAAACGGTTATCACTCATCGTTGCCCCCGATATTTACGCTGTACGCAGTGCAATATGACGCCTGCGTCTCATTGAGTACGATGTCAGCGACCGGCGCGACAAGTTCGACACGCTGCACGCCCTCGACGTGAAGCGCGGCATAGATGGCAGACTTGCGGATGTCACGCCCGAGCCGGTGCTGCGCGCTGATATAGGTCTGCAGCTTCGCTTTTGCCGCACTGAGCACCGGCTCGCTTTCGGGGCCGGGATAAAGATAAAGCGCGGCATCGATGGTGTAGTCGACAATGACCGCCGACTGCACGGTCACGCGGTCAGCAACCGGCCTCACATCCTCATCGTTCAGCGCATTACGCACCACGGCGAGCAGCTCCCCGGATGCCGCGCCGTTATTCTCCCGGGACAGTACCGACACGGTCACGCAGGCAGGTTCCGGGCTGATAACAGAAATATCGGCGACCCGCCCGTCAGCGCTGCGGCCATGAAACTGATACGCACCGGTCGACCCGGCCACGCTCATTCCTTCAAAGGCCTGTTGAATACGCAGACGGTAATCGGTGTCCGACTCCATCACAGCAGGTGTCGGCGGCAGCGTGGTTTCATCAGCAGGCGTAATAACGAGACGTTCAACGTTGTAATTTGCGCCGATATTGTCGAGGTCGTTTGCGGCAGCACAGGCCAGCATCACCGCCCGTGCCGACTCATTCACCCGCTGACGCCAGATAACCTCCCGATACGCATTTTCCTGCAGCAGCTTAACAATCGGCTCAGATTCAAGCGTCAGCGTGCGCGCGACCGCGTCCTGTTGCTCTTCGGGATACAGCGAGACAAGCGTCGCTTTTCGCTCTGTCAGGATGGTTTCATAATCCAGCTCTTCCACAACATCAGGTGCGGCGAGCTGGCTCAGGTCAACAATAGCCATAACGTTTAACTCAGTGGAAGGGTGATAGAAAAAGGCTGGCCTGATGCCGAACGCGTGCCGGTCATATCGACGTACATCGCGCCGTCATCCTCTCCGCGTTCAAAGGTGATGGTCGACAAACTGACGCGCGGTTCCCACTTCTGGATCGCGGAGTAGCACGCGGCCATAATCTGCAGACGCAGCGCCGGGGTCTGCGGCTGGTCAATCAGTGCAGACAACAGCGAGCCATATTCGCGGCGCATGACCCGCGATCCCACCGGCGTGACCAGAATGTCGCGCACGCTTTGCCTGATGTGCTCAACCTCAGAAATACTGAGGCCGGTCTGGCTGTTCATTCCCAGATAACGCACCGTCATTTGACCCCCTTCGTCCAGTTTCCGCCTGGCTCCACGCCACCATGATCGTGGTCATCGACCTGCACGCCATTTGAGGTAAATTTCCCGCCGGTGTGCTCGATGTTCCCCGACATCGTCCCGCCTTTTTTCACTTCGAGCGTGCCGGTTGTCAGCTTGTTGGTACACACCACCTCGGGTGTATCGAGGGTGATGCGGGTGGATGCCTTAACCAGTACCAGCGGCACGGTGGCAGTAATGGACTCTGATGCAATGACGTCGGCAGTTTTAATACCGGACACGGTGAGCGCCCCGTTTTCGGGTTCGTACTCAATAACCGCCCCGTCAGGAAACGAGACATGCAGGGCATCGGGTGAGGCAGACGGCGCGGGATGGTCATCAGAGAAAATACCAGGCAGCACAAAGGCAGTGTCGAGTTCGCCCCCAATGGCAAGAATGAGCACCTGCTCGCCAACGGAAGGAGCCCACCACACCCGTGAGCGACCGGCGCGACAGGTCAGCCAGTTAAGCCACGTGGTTTGCATCCCTCCGGTCTGCACACGACAAAGCCCCTCAACGGGTTCAACGTCTGTCACAACGCCGGTGCGGATAAGGTTGCGGATCGCACGAGCGATTTCCTGCAGAGAAGTTAAATTGTTCATGGGGAAAGGATGCCGCCGGGGAGGGCCAGCAGCAATCGAGCGGGGTTTTATGAGGGATGAAACAACAAACGGCAACTCAGACTTGTCATTACAGACCAACACCTCCTTTGAGGGGCTGATTGAAACCTAGTCGAACATCCAGCGTTGTTCCTTAGCTGCGTGACAATGTTTTTGAACACAGTATTGGCCAAAGCTGAGCCGAAATTGGCATCCTACGAAAAATTCGATTTCTCTAGCCAGTAGTTCGATTTTAGATTTTGTATTACCTTACTCAATGAGTTTTTGGTCAGATTTTTAACACACTCAACGCCAAAAGCGGGCGCTCACGTAAACATATCCATTTTTGCTTGAGACATATTTACTATTACAGTGAGCAGTTTATCTGTTTTCCAAAAGAGGCAGAGGTATATTTCTGCCTAGCGCATGTTGCCTTATGGATTTGACTTCCCTGAAGTCTCTTTTTTTATTTCAAATTTCCCACCCTTGAACATGATATTCGAATCTTTGATTCCATACAAAAGCATTTCATAAGGATGGTTAATTTTTTGTTCTTTTGTAGCGATACTGGAATTCATCAATTGCAACAAAGCCACATGATGTTCACTCGCCCCTAACTCTACCATTTTGGTAGCCATGTTGCTTATCTGTTCTCGTTTTAAAAAATCTTCCCGGAGAGAAAGTAACGTTAAACTTCGTGCGTTACAAAACTTTATCATGTAAACAACAAACGCACCTAACCCAATATAGGAAAACGATAATGCTAAATAAATAGACGGTGTGGTTATTATGTTTTGCCCAAATATAAGAAAACCCAGCAGGCCAAAAAAATAAAAAACATTCACCAAAATAAACATGTTACTCATCAGAGCCTTTGTACTTCGAGTTGCATCATATTCTTTCTCCAGATGCTCCAAAAATGATGATATTTTTATTAAATTTAACTTTTCAATTGTTTCCTTCTCTAAAATCTTGAATTGCTCACTCTCTCTAATTAATTTTTTGGTAGTGTCCTCCACTGTATCATGCAATGATTCAGTGATCGCCTCTTCAATTTTATTTTCAGAAAACACGCTTGTTAAAGCGTAATTGGCTAATTCCTTTTGTCTTTTCTCGATTAAACTTTCGACATTTTCTCTGTACGCATCAAAATATTTTTGACCACTCTCGTTTAGCAATATTTTACGAATATGAAATTTTATTTTCTCATCTGCCATTGGTTGGCTTTCAGTGTTACCATTCTTCTTTGTGTTATTATCTTTAGTTTCCGCATTATACCTGTCCTTGCCTGAATCAAGTAAGTTCCGTGAAATGAATTTCACCACAGGACCACGCAGAATAGCTATAGCTATTGCCATTGCAAGAATGAATGGTGAAGCATCAATAAATGATCGCGCAAATACGAAAGAGATTTCACTCATAAACATTTCCCTATCTAAAATCAAAGAGTTTACTTTTACCCATATTTTCTACTGACTGAACCAGTTTGACAAGAGAGATAAGCATCTTTAATATCGATTTTGCCCATTAGGCATGAAAATAAAAAATACCACATGAAATCAATATCATACAATGACCACGCGTTGACCTCATCCATAACCAATAAATTATCTGATCATGAAATTCTTGATATGCATTGCAGAATTCGATTTCCACCATTTCGCTTTTAGATGTTCATCAAATATCAACACCCCACTATCAGTAGTTGACAGATCAACTCGTAGCTAATTCAAATCAGATGAGTAAAAAAAGATCCTCAATTAATTGTATATCGTTCCTGCTAAATCCGAGTAACTGGCGTTCTGGATATTGCACGTCCTGAGCATGAGGGTTTGGCCGGTCTTTGAGTCCGAACTGATGAATCTGCGCGATGCGTTGCACCTTGCCAGTGAATTCCACCACGGCAGTATCATTGCGGCCACTGGCTTTCATGTAGCGACTGGTTCGCAACTTCTGAAACATCGCCCGTTTAATGCGTCCTTTTTTTGCCCTCAGCGGCTGGCGTTTTCGTGCCTGATACGGCGTGCCATCAGGTGCTTTTTGCTGTTTGATTCGTTGCTGTTGCGATCTGCGCAGTTCCTTCGCAATCTCAGCGGCCAGCTTGCGCCGACCCACCGGTGATATTGCCGCAATCAGTCCCGCAAGTTTGTCATCAAAAGGTTTAAATTCATTCATCCCATTTGCTCACCAGTTCGCCATTGATATACAGCTCAGTCGGTCGCGTCACCGGCTCGGGTAATGGTGGCTCAGGTGCATAGCTGACATGCAGCGCCCCGTTTTCATCCCTGACGAGGGTGCGCTCGGTAAGCTGCAGGCTGATACTGATATCAACATTATCCCCGTCATTTAAATCCATCTGGAATCGATAACCCTTTTTGCGCCCCTCATCCAGCGTGCAGATGTCCGGCTGGTTCTCACGCAGCCACGCGGCTACCGGCACGAAAATCAGGTCAGGGTCGCCGACAAAATCGCAGACAATCACATTCAGGGTGTAATTCTTTTCATGAGACAGCGAGGCCGCAAGACGCGCATCGATATTCCCCTCATCGGCAAAGATACGCATCATTTCGGGATTGTTTTTTAACTGCGGTACAGCGTCAGTAAGCGCCTGGCGCAGGCTTTTCATTTTCTGCATCGATTTTATCCTGACAGTCTTTGATGGTTTCGACCTTTATCGCGCAGGCGGTGAGCGCGTGCTCAAGCCTGCGAATATCGGCACTCAGGTCGCCGTTAGTTGTGGGCTCGCTTCCCGGCATCGGGCAGAGGCTCACCTTCTGGCAGGCGTTGTAAACAATGACCGGCGGAGGCGCAGCCGGTGCGGGTGTGCAACCGGCGCACAGCATCAGGCAAGTCAGCGCTATACCAGCGGCGCAAATCCTCGTTTTCATTCAGCAGCCTCGTTATGGTTTGTTCACGTCTTACCGCCAGCTCTCCGGCGGCGTTCAGCTCGTCGCTGAGCCTGACCTGCGCGGCTTCATTCGTCCTGGCGATGCGCTGCGATACGGCAAACTGATTTTTCAGCATACCAATCGTCGTCTTTTGCTCATTGGTGACCCGGTTCGCCTTTTCAAAGGAGCGGGATAAATTCGCGTTATCGTGGCGCAGCCACAGCACCACGGCGAGCAGCCCGGCCAGCAGAATAATCAGCACTTTCATTGCATCCCCTTCACGCAGTAAGCCCACTCCCGATCGCGTCGGTTTTCCAGCCCCCGGTTTCGGACACCATTCACGTACACCCAGCGGGTGAGCTGGTCGCACGCCTGCCACCACTGATGACGCTTTATATACGAGACCAGCGTCGAACGGCAGGCAGCGCCCGTTCCCACGTTAAAGGCAAAACTGACCAGCGTGTCATAGACGCGCGGTGGCATATCCACCGGCACACAGACCGCGAGCCGTTGCTCGACGTTGAGCACATCGGCAATGAGATTCTCCGCCGCGCGCTGTTCGGTAATATCCCCTTTCGGGACCACCCCGGCAGTGTGGCCGATGCCCGACGTCCACACTCCCGCGCTGCACTGGTAAGGTGTCAGGCGACATCCTTCGAGGTCGGCAATCAGTGCCAGCCCCTCGGGCGAGGTGTTAAGCAGACGAAAATCAGGCACCAGTGCCGCCAGCGCCAGCACGGCGGCCACACTGCAGCGTTTAATGATTGAGCTCACGGGCAGCCCCCTTATCGGGTCCAAGTGAGGTCAGGTAGCGGTAGGTTTTACGCTTAAACCAGTAATTCGTCAGCGCGGTAAAAATGGCGCAGGCACTCCCCACATAGAGCGCCAGCTTTTCGGGGGACATAGCCCCGAAATACGCCAGCCCCACGGCCAGCCAGTAAGCGAAAAACGTCGTGATTTTTTCCACACTCAGTCCCATAAATTCACCGTTTCAGTTTTCGGGGCGCTGTCGGTTTCGGGCAGTTCTATTGTCGTGCCGTGCGGCAGAATAACGCCCAGCTCCGACAGCCCCGGATTCGCCCACAGCACCGTTTCAACGACGCCCTCAGTGCGCCCGTAATACCGGGCGCAAATCACATCAAGGGTGTCACCCTGCATCGCATAAACCTTCATCAGATTTGGCCGACAATACAGCGCGGCTTGTCCTGAATACGCGCCACCGACCAGCGCATATCCCGCCACAGTTCATCGATAACCGCCTCGGCGCTTTCCGCCTTGCGGTCACCTTTCGCCGTCGCATCGATGCCGCGATAGCGTTCAAACAGGGTGGCACTGGTCATGGCGCAAACGGCGCGGAAATAGTGGAAACAGCGCACGCTTTCACCGTCGATATCATCGGCAGGCACATCCGCCAGCGTCTGATGACCTGCAGCCATCTGGTCAGCCCGCCACAGGGCAAGCTCCGCATTGGTTTCGGCCATACCGGCTTTAATCGCATCATTCAGGCGCAGCGGGGAAACGGTCTGCTCCAGACGCATCAACTCACGCACGCGCTTCGGATCAACATCAGGAAAAAAGAAGGTGTTTTTAATTACCGGCTCGCTCACGCCCGGTGGCGGTATCACCACGCCCGGCACGTCCTGCGGCTCTTTTTTTGGCTCAATAATCACTGTCGTCATGACAACCTCGGGTAATGGGTGGGCGGTGGACGCCGGTCGCAGTCAGGGCAATCAATACCCGCATTGACCGGCGTGCCGCCCGGCTCGGGGAGCGCTCGGTTAACCTGCGGCTTTTGCCGCTTTCGGGGGACGCCCGCGCCGTGCCGCCGGTTTAGCGACAGGTTTGCGCGTGCGCGGTTTATTCTGTTTTGGTGCGGGTTCTGGTTTGGGTTTCAGCGCGCGTTCAAGCTGCTCAATATCCTTTTTCACACCGATAGCCCGCTCTAACTGGATCGCACGCTGCAGGTGCGCCAGCGCGTCAGTCAGGTTGCCAGCATCACGCAGCACGTAGCCGGTGATTTTGTGCAGCTTCGCACGCACGATATCGGGCATGTCTGCGCGTTCGGTCAGAGTGATGGTGTCGAGCAGGAGCGACAGCCCGACAGGCTGTTTTGCATCAAGCAGGCGCTGTGCTGACAGTGCGACCTCTTCGGCCAGTAAATACGGCGTTGTGCGGCGGTGGCCGCCGGTCGGCATGGTCAGGCCATACGTCATCGCGTAACGGGCGATCTCCAGCGCACCGGCGATATCATCAGCATCAAGACGCCAGAGCATGACGGTCATGACAATGTCATCCTGCGCCCCTTTGCCGGAGCTGAGAACACCACCCACCCACGGCAGATAAAACGGCAACAGCTCGCGCTTTTTGTCTGCCTTGCGCTCGTTGGAGCGGATTTGTTTTAACGTGCGACAGTCTGCGGCCAGCTTGACGAGCATCTGCTCATAGGCAGTTGCATTACGCAGCGGAGCAGCAGCCCGCCGCGCAGTTTCAGAGGCCGAGACCCGCATCATGTGACGCGCTGCGGGACTCGTCATGGCTTATTCCCCGCTTTCCGGTGCGGCAGGTGCGGTGAAGTCACCAAGGTTGATGTTTTCAATCAGGCAACCGGCTGCGTAAGCCTCGATCACATAGTCAATATTCATTGACTCGTAGTTTTCGATACGGTCTTTTTTCGGCTCTTCAATGATGGCGCGGCGGTGCGCATCATCCATGAAGTAAATCGACAGGTTATCAAGACGCGTCACCATCAGGGCATTCGCCGGGAAGTACGGCACGCGCACGGCAGGCAGGTTGCCGATCCGCTTCTGGCTGATGATGATGTCAGCGGCCAGCGTTTCGCTGTTTTCCTGCGCCTTGTTGACCAGCGGGAAATATTTATCCGCCATAAGCTTACGGCCTGTGATAACGACGAGCTCCGGGTCATCCTGATAAATCTCATCAATCAGGTTGGTGGTCGCATCCATGACCAGCGCATCGAGGTTTTCATAGTCACCGTTTTTCCCCACGCGGATCACATCGGAAATAACCTTGCCGTCTTCGTCGGTGATTTTTGACATCACGCGCGCTGCAGCTTCATTGCGGTACTTTTGCAGCCAGCCCACCGCGACATCCTGCAGCAGCGGGTTCTGCTTACGGTTGGAGGTCGCCGCACGGGTAATACCGTTGAAACCGGCCATGATGAAATCGAGCGACTGGCGCTTGATAATTGCGTCACGGATACGGGTCTGAAAGTCCTGGAATCGCGCCCACAGGTCGAGCTGTTTGTAACGAATATGGAAATCGAAGTTGATTTGCGCGCATTCGTATTTGTTGGATTCGAGCGCGGTAAAATCAGCGGTCTTACGCTCATCATCAGCGGCGGTATCGGTGGTGCTCGCAATCGTACCGTTAACACCCACCCCGACTTTTTCGCCTTTCAGCTCGTCGACCGGCACGATATTCACTTTGGTCAGAAACGCGGATGACGCCTGCAGGGTGGTCATCAGGGTTTGCGTCACCGACGGCTCGACGGTGAATTTCTTTGCCACATCGTCGGTGTCGACGCCGTTCAGCTCCGCCACGCGGGACAGGTAAGCATTAAATTTAAAGCGGGTATCTTTACGCATTGTTATTCCTGTTTCTCTAAAAAGGGGCATCAGGCCGGGTGACGCGCACCCGGCGGGTTATCAGCAGTTGGTCAGCAGCTCGTCGCCCGTTCCGCCTTTCGACTTCTCGCGGCGCGGCTGGCGATGGCTTTCGGTGTTATCGAGGGAACTTTTCAGCGTGGTAAACGCCTGCGCGTTTTCTTCGGTCTGGCGGGTCACATCCTGCTTAAACTGCGCAAATGCGGTTTCGAGTTCGGTTAAACGTTTTTCGCTATTGCTCAGGCTGGTCTGCACCTGCTCAGTGACTGTAGTGACCGCCTCATGCACATCTGCCAGACGCCCGTCATCGCTCGCCTGCTTGCGGCTGAAAATGGCTTTGACCTTGTCGGTCAGGCTGTTGAGGACAGTATCGGGGACGTCCTCGAATTCCAGCTCAGCCAGCGTGGCAACGGAAAACAGGTCGTCAGGGTGAGCTTTTTTACCGGCCAACGGGTTCTGGGTCGCACGGCTGCAGAATTCGAGGTATTCGGTGCCGAGGCTTGCCGGGTCATCGGTCACCGCCAGGCCAACGAGATAACATTTGCCGCTGTTGGCGAAGTTAGGGCGGATCTCCATCGAGGTGTAAACTTTCTGACCGCTGCGCACCATGCTGACCAGTTCGTCCAGCGGTGCGATTTTGCCAAACAGCGCCTTTTTGCCATTCAGGGCAGAGTCATCGCTGATGATTTCCGCTTTCACTTCGGTCACGTCGCCATAACGTTTGAGCACACTGTCGGGCAGAATGCCGCGCAGGTGTTCGAGGTTGATGCGGCAACCGTAGACGCGCGGGTCGAAGGAATCCGCCATTTCCTGAATGTCATCACCGCTGATGACACGGCCATCGCAGGTGTCACCCTCGACGCCGATGCGAAACCATTTAGAAACTTTCTTTGCCATTGTTCAGGTGTCCTGATATTGGGTTTTCGGTTCGGGGGTAGTTTCCCGACTCCGCCCCGCATCAGCCACCGCTTGCGGAAGTGCAACCCCTGACACAACAGGGGGTTAGCGATAATGCCCGGCTATTTCCTTAGCCTTGCCCCGTATTCACCAGTACGAGGCAACCATGACCATTTCGACTGACCTCTCCCTTTTGCATGACCCGCGACGACAGGCGCGGCTGTTGTTCTGGCAGGGATTTTCCGTACCACAAATCGCCGACACACTGCAGGTAAAGCGCCCGACCGTGCAGAGCTGGAAACAGCGCGACGGGTGGGAGGAAACCGCCCCGCTTAATCGCGTGGAAACGACGCTCGAGGCGCGCCTGATCCAGCTTTATGCAAAGCCTGACCTGACGCCGCATGACTTCAAGGTCGCTGATTTTCTGTCACGCCAGATGGAGCGATTCGCACGCATCAACCGCTACGGCCAGACCGGTAATGAAGTGGATTTAAACCCCAACATTGCGAGCCGCAATAAAGGGGATCGCAAAAAGCCGAAACGCAATTATTTCAGCGACGAGGCCATCGAAAAGCTGGAAGAGATTTTCTTCGATCAGTCCTTTGAGTATCAGCTCAACTGGCACAAGGCCGGTATCGCGCACCGTATTCGCCACATCCTCAAATCACGCCAGATTGGCGCGACGTTCTACTTTGCGCGTGAGTCCCTCCTGCGTGCGCTTAAGACCGGGCAAAACCAGATATTTTTGTCAGCCAGTAAGACGCAGGCTTACGTGTTCCGAAAGTACATCATCGCCTTTGCGCGCATGGTCGACGTCGACCTGTCAGGAGACCCGATTGTCATCGGCAACAACGGCGCAGAGCTGATTTTTCTCGGGACAAACTCAAACACTGCGCAGAGCCATAACGGCGACCTGTATGTCGATGAAATCTTCTGGATCCCCAACTTTCAGAAGCTGCGCAAAGTCGCCTCGGGGATGGCGTCGCAGTCCCACCTGCGCACCACCTACTTTTCAACACCCTCAACGCTGGCACATGGCGCGTATCCGTTCTGGTCAGGTGAACTGTTTAACCGGGGACGCAGCAACGCGAGCGAGCGCGTCGACATCGATATCAGCCACAAAGCGCTCGCCGGTGGCGTGCTGTGCCCGGACGGCCAGTGGCGGCAGATTGTCACCATCGAGGACGCACTCGCCGGGGGATGCACCCTGTTTAATCTGGATCAGCTGAAACAGGAAAACAGCGCCGACGATTTTCGCAACCTCTTCATGTGCGAGTTTGTTGACGATAAAGCGTCGGTATTCCCGTTCGAGGAGCTACAGCGCTGCATGGTCGATGCGATGGAAGAATGGGAGGACTTTGCGCCGTTCTCTGACCGTCCGTTTAACTGGCGCCCGGTCTGGATTGGCTATGACCCGTCGCACACCGGCGACAGCGCTGGCTGTGCGGTACTGGCTCCACCACTGGTTCCCGGTGGCAAGTTCCGCATCCTTGAGCGTCACCAGTGGAAAGGGATGGATTTTGCGACGCAGGCCGAGGCTATCCGCGAGCTGACCGGGAAATATTGCGTCGAGTACATCGGCATCGATGCGACCGGCATCGGCCAGGGGGTTTACCAGCTCGTGCGCTCCTTCTTCCCGGCGGCGCGTGCCATTCGCTACACGCCGGAAATGAAAACTGCGATGGTGCTGAAAGCGAAAGACACCATCCGTCGCGGATGTCTGGAATATGACGCCGGTGCGACCGACATCACACAGTCATTTATGGCTATCCGTAAAACCATGACCAGCAGCGGGCGCAGCTCCACCTATGAGGCCAGCCGCAGCGAAGAGGCCAGCCACGCGGATATTGCGTGGGCGACCATGCACGCCCTGTTAAACGAACCGCTTTCCGCCGGTAGCGGCATGCAATCAACCTCAATTCTGGATATTAACTAAGATGAAAAAACGACAAAAGAAACCCGCCAACATGACCGCCAGCACACCGCAAAAAATGGAGGCGTTCACCTTTGGTGTGCCTTCCCCGGTTCTGGATCGCCGCGACATTCTCGACTACGTAGAGTGTATCAATAACGGGAAATGGTACGAGCCGCCGGTCAACTTCTCGGGGCTGGCAAAAAGCCTGCGCGCCTCCGTTCATCACAGCTCGCCGATTTACGTGAAACGTAACATTCTGGCGAGCACCTACATTCCGCACCCGTTGCTGTCACGTCAGGACTTCAGCCGCCTGGTGCTCGATTATCTGGTCTTTGCCAACGGCTATCTTGAGAAGCGCATGAGCGTCACCGGCCAGCTCTTAAAACTGGAAACCTCACCGGCTAAATACACCCGCCGGGGTGTCGAAGATGGCGTTTACTGGTACGTGTCGAACTACACCCAGCCGCACCCGTTCGCACCCGATTCCGTTTTCCATCTGCTTGAGCCCGATATCAATCAGGAGTTGTACGGGATGCCGGAATACCTGAGCGCACTTAATTCTGCCTGGCTGAATGAGTCCGCTACGCTGTTTCGCCGCAAGTATTACCAGAACGGCGCGCACGCGGGGTACATCATGTACGTCACCGACGCCGCGCAAAGCAGTACCGACGTCGAGTCGCTCCGCAACGCGATGCGTGACTCGAAAGGACTCGGGAATTTCAAAAACTTGTTTTTCTACGCGCCCAACGGCAAACCGGATGGCATCAAGATTGTGCCGTTGAGTGAAGTCGCCACGAAAGATGATTTTTTCAATATCAAAAAGGTTAGTGCAGAAGATTTGTTGAGTGCTCATAGGGTACCACCACAAATGATGGGAATTATGCCTAACAATGTTGGCGGTTTTGGTGATGTTGTAAAAGCTGCACAAGTGTTTGTCCGAAATGAGTTAACTCCTTTACAGGAACGGTTCAAAGAACTAAACAACTGGTTAGAAATGGAAGTTATAAGATTTAAAAAATATTCACTTTGATTTTCAAAATAAACATCTCAACATTATATTCAGCCCTGTAACTCAAGAACCACAGATAATAACATCACAGCCCACTTTATCGGGGCTGTGATAATTTAACCAACCCTTGCTTTTTTATATGGACCACAACTCCAACTAAAGAAATTCTTACCTAACTTATACCATTTATCAGAAAGCACTGGTGTTAGGTGAGGATTATATTTTTTTAAACTTCCCTTTTGTATATATTTCAATGTATTGCTGAGCAAATTCTCTCCAAAACCATCATAACTTACACAAGCAGCGTTGCAGCTACAACGTTTTGATTCGATATACTCACAATCATATTTTATATCAAGCTTCTTTAATATCGGACGCCAATATGCACCATGTTTTCGATCGAGTTCAAGGGCTGTTTTAAAATCAAAACCTTTTTTATGGTCAATATAAAATTTTACTGATTCATCTACGGAGCAAAGATGCTTAAAGAAAATGAGAGATTTTTCTTTTTGTTGCAATTGACTTTGACTTCTTAATACATCTTCAATTGTCGATAAAGGAACTAGAGATTCTATTTCATGTACATCTAAAATCTCCACGAAACCTGAGCGAGTAATTTGTGAGCCCAAAAAATGTGAGCAAGTACCTCCGAATGGGGCTCCAGGATGTTTTTTGTCATTATCCACAATACAAAAAACTATCTCATTATTTTGAATTGCACGCTCGAATATATCCTTAGTACTGCCCCCACCGCCATTTAGAGCGATAAAACCCATTTCGCAGCGAGATAAGTTAATACCTTCGGCATAATGAGCCGCTATAACCTTAAAAAAATCAGAATCCAAAGGATTTTCACATACTATTTTCGTTTTTTGCAATTGTGCCGAGTCATTAAAATACAATGGACCACAAACAAATTTAAAAGATTCACCGATCTGAACCCATTTAAATGATTTATCACTAATATTAAAGTCGACAGATACATAAAATGAGACCTGATCCAAGATAGCATAGTACTCTGTTAGACCCGACAAAGCCTCTTGCGCGTAACTTTTTGATGAAAGGCTATAAAGCCCGCTTTGATCATTGATAATAGTTTTAAAAAAAAACCTTGCCCCTATAACCAAGTGTTTTTGTTCAGCGAATGCCCGAAGTATATTTTCAACCGCTATGGCAAATGAGTTATTTAGCACCTTCTCAGGTGTCGCATTTTCGATATTAATCAACATAACTACTTACCCGAGAAAAAGCCAACCGGCCAATTTTTTAGGAAACCATTCTCGTCAAAATAAGATTTCTTAACTATAGTCTGCTGCTTATCATCTTTTTCAAATACCAGTATTGAAATATCATCCTGTGAAAGACTTTCATTTTCCTCAATATATTCACCAAGTGCTTCAATCATGGTCTGGCTATGTGTCTCAAAAATTATCTTCAAATCTACATTATTTTCTTTTGCTTTAGTTACTACTTTTGCAAAAATACTTGCTAAATTATGCTGATATGACGGATGTAAATGCAATTCTGGCTGCTCAATGATAAATGTTATAGGTTTTCTAACCGTGGTAGCACGACGTTCTGTCTCAAGCCAAATGGCTGTAACTATCGGCAAAACCTGAGAATAACCAAACCCCATATCACTAACATTATAGTTCTCACTATTTTCACCGGTGTTTATTAAAATTGCAAAGTGAGAGCCACTTTGTTCAACCTTGATAATGAAATCAAAATTTAACTTTGTCCAATCTTCAAATTTTGATTTATCAGCCGGTCTTAATGAATTCAAAAGCATTGCAAGATTGGAACCAGTATGATCTATCTCATTAACCTGTAAATCTTGAAAACGATAAAATCTTTCTGATGTAGCACGCAGTGGAGCTATGTACTTTACATTTCTGAATGAATCTGACAAGGATGTATTTATTATATCTATAAGATTATTAATATTCCATCCAATTATAAATGGATATAACTCATTCATTATTTCATCATGTTGAAATTCAAAGTTTCTACTAAAAACTTTTTGTTCCTTAAATAGAAAAGCAACTAATTTACTAGCGTACGCTTTGGGTATAAAGCCAATTCTTTTGAATGCCTCTGTCACTTGATTTATATCAGATTTAGTATGGAAATATTTCTTTATATATTTCGCCGCTGAATCAATAAATGACAATTCTAACGCCCTGTCATGCCTAGAATGTCTCAAATAGAATGATGTGCTTGGAGGAGGACTGTCTTCCTTACCCTTCAAAATTAGATTTGGTATGAACTGCCCAAGATTTTTAGCTATTATCCCATCACGCTCTATTGTTTTATCATCTGATTCAATGAGTAATTTAACATTACTACTCTCATCCATTGAAATAAATATTGTTAAATCAGCCAATATAAGCTTAATCGTTTTCGTTTTTGTTTTTTTATCTTTAGAGTAAACAGTTAACTCTGCTTCAATATCTGTTGGTTGCTTTGCTAAATCAGTAGAACGATAATATGTATATCTTTGTGAAACCTCTGGCGGAATTGAGAGTGAAAAACTAAACGTAATTTCTTTTTTTTCAGAGTTTCGGGAAAGTACATCTGTAAAATCGCCAAAATCCACATATCTCCCATACCATAGTATTGGGCCAGTAGTATTTTCTTCTACAGATTGACGAAGTAAAGGAAATGTGCGCAATAGGGAACTTTTACCACTGCTGTTCTTACCAACAAATACTGTAATTGGTTTTAAATCAATAAACGTTTTGTTGACAAAGCTCCTGAAGTTTTGAAGACCTATACCCTTAATCATTCCTAGCTCCATTAGTTCAATAAAATCAATCGATTTTGAGACAATCTTAATATCTTTGACAGGCGCGCGCAATGCTTACCCCGCCTCGCCTGCCCGCTTTATGGGTCGTTTTTAATGCAGTTGCATGACCACTCTGGATCCGCGCCTGCTCTGGCGGCGCGCGGCCAGAACAGGCATCCCCAACGTATGCAAAAAAATGCACCTGTTGCATGCACGGCTAAAAAACCGGGAAATTGTGGGAAAATTGCATAATAAAACCGACTTTAATCGTGCCGGTTGGGGGTGGTCTCTACGGTGCAGGCTAACGTCTCGCGGGGCTCGTTGCTCAACACCGCTGGCACTGAAAACAAGTTTCAGCACCGGCGGCGTTTGCTATGGTCGACGCGGTGGTGGCTTTGCCATATTTGGTGGCCGAAACGCCTCAATTTTCGGATTGCTGATATCGCTGTATTTGCGGTGATTATCCCGGACGACACCGGCACACCCGACCAGTTCGTCAGGGGTCAGATTCTCGTTAATCATAATTTGTTGCAGGCGATGTACGACGGCCATCAGCTTAATGTTTTGCGTTGAATGTATCGGCGGCACTGGCATCATTCGCATATGACTCATTTTAACCACCCATTTTTTTTAGCATCTGCGACCAACTTGTCGGAATATTGCCAGACACCATCATCAGCGATGTAAGCCCTACCAGAAACGCTGTTAAGTGTTTCATATCTAATAGCCAGCCCTAACGGGTGTAGAATTTCGTGATTAACTCTGAAAACAAGCCCCTTCTCGCTTAACTCTTTCCAGTTCATTAGGGACATACCGCACTGGACATCTGGCATCATTAACTGAAAACTCAGCATCACATAATTTTCCGCCCATTCAGATAAATCCGTAACGTTTGTCACCCTCACTGATACACGTTTCCCGGTATATCTGTTTACCGGTTCCCATTCATGCAACCCGAGAATATCACCGCTAGAATAATCGCGGTCATTGAGACGAAATTCAGCACGTTTTTCCTGAGATATCACAGAGTTAAAATACTCAGGTGCAATTTTTAACTCATGGATTTTGCTCATTAATTCTGCTCCTCTTGAATTGAGAATCCCGGCCACTCATCAGCAGCCGCGTATTTGATTTTTTTATCGCCATAAATCACCGTTGCCCCACGCGCCAGCGCTTCGAGCGCCCACCGTTCCGGGGTAATGCCCTCCTGAGCCAAATCGAAACGAATTTTCGCCACGCGATCCCTTTCTGGTTTTGTCATCCTGGCTGATGGAGCTTGCTCGCTCGTTTTGAGTGGCGCATTGCTTCTTTGCTGGCGATTATTGCGAGGTGCGCCAGCTTTTAACGCGCCGTTAAGAACCTTCATGACGTCTGGCTCATTCCAGCCGATAACCCCGGCCTCAATCAGATTTAACACCGCTGCGGCTTGCTCAGACGGTGTAGGTGTCATAACTGGATCGCCACCGTCGGCAAGCTTTCCACAGTTATTGACAGGACTCCGAGGCGCGGCAGAGCCGCTTTTTAAGGTCAAAGGCTCAACGGCCAAAACCTTTGGAACTATGCGCCATTCCGCTGTACGGGTTACATGTACGCGGCTCACCCCAAGATGAGGGGCATAAATACCGACCACTTTCTCGATATCCTCCTCGTATTCGTTTACCTCATCCGTCACCTTACGGGCGACCCTGACCGCCTGAGCATCACGCGGCATGTTTGCCCCACCCTGCGCGCTGATGTACAGGTCAAATTCCCCCTCATCTGCAGCAGCCCGGACGGCCTCGACACGGTCGTCAAACTCGCTGGCGATACTCACCCCGCGCGGCAGCTTACGCAGTTCGCGGTAAGCGCCCATTGTCGGGAGGCCAATCGGTTTAAACTGAGGGATACGCCATGTAGACGCCCATGCGGTTACGGCTGCGGCCGTATCTTTCAGAGATTTGCCGGTATCGTGATCGAGCTGACCGTCAAGCGCGTAGCCGTCGATATTTTTGGCAATGTATTTGGCGATATAACCCGCCGCGCCCCCCTGATTAAGGTGACGCGACTCAAAGCGCTGTTTTGCCGCGCCCTTTTCGTGTCCGTCCTCTTTGAGGGCATAACGACGCATAATTTCGTTGATAGCTTTACGCTGACTGAGTTTGCAAAAAAGCATCATATGCCAGTGTGGCGTGCCGTCGTGGTGCGGCTCGACAACGCGCATCCCATACACTTCCAAATCGTTATCTTTGAAAGCGGTACGCATCAGGCTCCAGATTCGGCACAGATAGCGCTGGCCGTTTTTAGGGGTGAATGCGGTTTCGTTCCAGCCGTGATTGAGCTGCACCGTTTTGCTGTCACCTTTGCCGACCTGTCGGGTCGGGTGATACTTCGACGGCGTGGTCAGCGTGATAAACATTCCCACATCACCAACGCTGGCCGCATAGCGTTCAATTCCGGCAATGGTGTTCATCAGCTCCATACGGCGTATTTCAGGGTTTGAAATACTCCCCATGACTTTACTGATGAGGTCGATACGTTCGCCGGTAACTTTGTTTTCCAGCTCACAGGATTTCAGGTATTCGAGATTAGCCAGCCGGCGCGAGTGAACCTCGCGGATCGCCATTTTGCTGGCGTAAGGTGAACGGTCTTTGTTGACTTCACCGGCAGCGATAAGCAGCGCCTCGCGCCAGCGCATACGCTGCGCCTTGAGCTGGTTAACCCACCAATCATCTTTTATCAGACGGGAAATAGCGGAAAACGCCATGCGGATCGTCATCTGACCCTTACGGTATTTTTTCCAGTAGAGCGGGGTTAAGTTGAACGCGCGTGCAACACCAGCCACCTGACCATATATGTGCACCTGCGCCTCATCGGTGAAAAGGGTCTCTTTACCGCCGAATGCCTCAGCCCATTCGTCGCTGAGTTCCTCGTATTTACGCCAGAGCTGCGCGGCAATTCTGGCCGCAAATTTTTTCAGCTCTTTGTCATTCATATCAGGCAAGCGCGCATATTCGTCACGCTCAGACAAGAAACCAATCGACGCAGATTCATTCATCCCGCACAGCTCGTTAACGCGCTCAAGACGCGGCAACAGCTTCCGCTCAAAGGTGTTTTTCAGGAAATAGAGCGCCCCGGGCGGGCTCTTTGTGCGACGAATGAAGTTATAACGGGAAGTAAACAACGTCTTAAGAAAGAAAGGCAGGCGGTCAATCCGGTATAAAACACCTTGCACCTGACGGAATTCGGCACGTGTAAGGGGTCTGTCACGGCCAATGGCAGCGCGGGGAGCATTCCAGGGATAAGCACCAACGAAAGTATCGCCGGTGCGCTTAGATATTGGCAGGGCTAGCGAGGGGGCAATACGCCCCCGAGTCTCAACGGCCATCAGCACAAAACGCGGTCTGACATTGCAGTCCCAACTGCTCGACCTGCTCACCCAACGCCGCAAAACTATCAGCACCGCCATTTAAAAGGTCATGTAGCACCAGACCAGAAATCAGTTTTTGAATCGTCGGGTAATACCCGACAGTATCAAGCCATTCGCTACCTTTATTTTTTCCAGCAGTCGCCACTTTCTTTTCCTGCAAAATGAACTGGTAGCGATCGCTTGTAACTACATACTGATGATTTATCTCGATACGGATACTCATTTTTGTCTCCTTCTAAAATTGATTAGCAAGCACAATGAAAAATTGAGTTGTGCAATTTTTCGGACTCTTGCCCCAATAGCTCGATGATCTCGGTGCGGTTGAGTTCTAACTTACTGATGTGCGCAATTAGGCGATCAAAATGAGAGGATAAACGGGTCGCGGTATCGAGCTGCGCATCGCGCAACGCTTGCGCCAGATGTACCGAGAGCACACACGTCGGCACTTTATTTTGTTTATGCATTTGCCTATCTCCAGACAAAAGGAATCCCCACGCAGTAAGGCGTGTAATAAAACGAATCCAGATTAATTAATGTAAATACTGCTCAGGCTTTACCGAGGTTAATATCGTTGGCGCGTGTTCAAATAACCCAAAAAGCTCACGCAAAGCGCGGAATAGTTTCTCTCGCCAATAACAAGCATCTTCGTCAATGCGCCAGTAAGGCTGATTGAACTCGACCTCACTCAATCCCGCGTGTAGAAATAAAGAGCGACGCTGACCCACCGTTAGAAAACTAATATATGCAGATTCACTTGCGCCAACCTGACGACGTTTTGAAAAAGCAGCGCGCAGCTCATCGATAGCACAAGCCAGACGTTCGCGGTCGACATCATTCATTTCTTCAAAGCGCATTACTGCGTGACGCTGTTTTAACCGAGCATGAAAACAGACAGTCAAGCGGTCACGCTCCATCATCTGATTATAAAAATCACAGGTATCGTGCCAGCGAGGTTCCGCAAGATGCTTTCCTATAACGACGCGTAGAGCTGCAGGTTGTTTTTGAACTAATGCAAGAGTCATAACCGTCATAACGATATCCCTCGGGATTTCATAAAGCGTTTAGCCATAGCAATAAATCCAGGCTTGCGAGTGCGGATGATGATGCCTTTACGCCCTTTACCATGAGTGATGTTGAACTTCATCGGGCGTGGACTTTCGTTACGCAGTAACTGAGCTATACAACGTGGCTCTTTCATTTCTGGCTCCTTATGCTGGTTCACCTAATCCCAACCACATCAACCAACCATCCCGAATTTCTTTAGGGCGACTGTCATAGGCCATCTTCATGCCTTTGTTCCATGCTGGCAGATATACCCAGTATTCCCCTGCTCTCCCACTTGTAGACTGCGGATCAGTCATCTCAACTATCGGTAGTTTGCCTTTCTCAATCATCCCTTTGACAGCAGCAGGGGTTTTACCAATAAGACGCGCAAACTCCTGATACGGAACCGCGTCGCTCGCGCTCTCAATGACCCTATTCATTTGTGACTATTCCTCGTTAGTGTTTTAATTGCTCCTAATGGCTTTTAATTGCCATATTGGAGCCATAAATCTGCGGTAACGAAGCGAAGACTACTCCGTTATCGTTTTTCTATCAATAGTGGAGTGTTAATTACGATGATACCCGTCAACGAGAAGCTGGCCATCATGCGTGAGTCGGAACGTATGAATAGAAAAGAATTCAGTGACTTAACTGGAGTTCCGTATAGCTCTCTTTCTAGTTATGAGAAGGGAGTAAAAGATATGGGCATACAAGCAGTGATGAAGATTTTGAATCATCCACAGTTCAAAAAATATACCATGTGGTTCATGACTGAGACGATATCACCAGAAGCTGGGCAGATTGCACCGGCTCTCGCGCACTTTGGGCAGCAGACAACAACGTCACCCCACTCAGACCAGAAAACTGGCTAACCATTTACGGTGCTTATCTGTGCAGTAAATGCACGGTGAGTTTTTGTTATTTAAATCAGGAAATTGAAGTACGCAGTAACATCATCGGGAGGCTTTATGTCTGTTAAAAAGCTCGATGATGGTCGTTATGAAGTGGACATTAGACCTGCAGGGCGCAACGGAAAGCGCATCCGCAGGAAATTTGACAAGAAAAGCGAAGCTATCGCTTTCGAGAAGCATACCCAGTACAACCATCACAACAAAGAATGGTTGGCGAAACCGACAGATAAGCGGCATCTGTCAGAGCTAACAAAAATCTGGTGGGAGCTGAAAGGCAAGTATGAAACTCACGGCCGAGATTACCTGGGCAAGTTAGAGTTGTTCACAAAGATAACCAGTGACCCTTGTGCCTTTCAGATTACTAAGTCATTGATAAGCCAATACAGCACTGTGCGGCGTTCTCAAGGCATCAAGCCATCGAGTATAAATCGTGATTTAACGTGTCTTAGCGGGATGTTTACCGCGTTGATAGATGCGGAGCTATTTTTCGGGGAGCATCCTTTCCGAGGTCTTAAAAGACTCAAAGAGGATAAGCCAGAAACCGGCTACCTGACGCAAGAGGAGATCGCGCTTCTGCTGTCAAAAGTGGACGGTGATAATAAAAAAATTGCGATTCTTTGCCTTAGCACCGGCGCGAGATGGAGTGAGGCAGCAAAACTGAAAGCGGAAAATATCATTCAAAATCGCGTCACTTTCGTTAAGACAAAAACCAACAAGCCGCGAACCGTTCCTATATCCGAGGAACTGGCAACAATGATCACAACGGGTAAGCGTGGCTATCTGTTCACTGATGCTAACTATCCCGCGTTCAGACGGCTAATGAAGGAGCTGAAACCCGACCTACCACCGGGTCAGGCTACGCACGCATTGCGGCACAGCTTCGCCACGCACTTTATGATAAACGGAGGCAACATTATCACGCTTCAGAGAATACTTGGGCATTCAAGAATTGAGCAGACAATGACATATGCGCACTTCGCCCCTGAGTACCTACAGGACGCGATAACGCTTAATCCTCTACGTGGTGGTGTTGGCTCTCAGAGTGTCCACACAGTGTCCACAGTAGGGTAGTTTATTATGGCTTTCAGTGGTCTTGCGTGCCGCGCAAACCCGCATTGCACCGCTGAAAGCCCCTGTTGTAAGGGTATATAAACGCCCTTACACGGGCTTATTTTTTATGCATAAGCCCTATCCCTGGTCACCGTCTTCCATTGACCACATCGATAGAATCTCCCTTCATAGCACGATGCCTTTCACGTAACGGCATCGTGCTCGCACAGGTTCCGGCTAAGCACAACCAGAACGCGCATGTTTGACGCTTACCAAAAAATATTCTCACTCTCCACATTTGAATGTCAGACGAGCGACGCCATGTAATCCTGCACCTTCTGTCTTCAGGTCAACTATCTGCATTTTTTTGCCCTGAGTAACACAGAAATGGGCTGCATCATTTTTTACTATATTTTCTGCACCAGATATTCTGCCCCTGGCTAAAGAAGCTTCGGCTTCGGTGTAGTATTGGTTATCGAGTTTACGCTGAATATTACTTTTATATGCAAGACCAAATTTACCGATACTTGTCTCATCATTATGCACAGCACAACCAGACATAATAAAAATACTAATTAATGATATAGCAGCTATCTTTTTCAT